GTTCTTTGAAAAAAGACCTGCTTGTAGAGTTGGAGACCCATTCGCTTTACCATGCCTGAGCAAAGTTGCTACAGGTTCTGCAAACGTATTCATCGGAGGCTAATTTGGCAGTAAAATCAAAAGTCGGTATTTCAGGAACTAACTTTATTCCTGGTAATCCCAAGACTACTAGACAAGGTTGTTCTAAGAACACGAAGCATTCTGCTACTAGTAGGAACAATCGTAGGAAGCGTTATCGTGGACAAGGACGCTAAATAAAATCAGGGATACCTAAAAACTATGGCTAATTCGCCAATACCAGATCAAAGTTCCGATTTTCAGAAATCAGGAATGACGCTTATCACTGACCCAAAGTCAGATAAATATCTAGATAAGGTGCGACGTAACCGTCAAGATCCCAACGATCAGTCTGAATCCACATCAAATGGCAGAGTACCTACAGCGTAAAATAATAACGGGAAGTGACATTATTCCTAAGAGCCGTGCTTTTAGGGATATCGTTACTTCTTTTGCTATGCACCCATCTACTCATGATGTTGGATTGGTGAAGAACTATAATGCCATCAAACAGGCAATGAAAAATTTAGTTCTCACTGCCCCAGGAGAAAGATTTTATGAACCTGATATTGGATGTCAAGTTAGTCAGGCTCTTTTTGAACCACTGGATGCGTTTTTAGCGGATTCTATTCAAGAAGAAATCATAAATACTATCGAATCATTTGATGAACGTGTCACTATCGTTGATGTCAAAATTGAGACTAATAACGAGAGACATTATATTACAGTTCAAGTATTTTATGAAATTGTGGGACAACCTAGAGTCGAACAACTTGACTTTATCTTAGAGAGACCTTCAGGATAATGCAACCGAATAATCTAACAGCACTAAACTACGACGATATCAAAGCGTCGATCAAGTCTTATCTAAGAACTAGAGACGAGTTCACGGATTATGACTTTGAAGGAAGTACGCTGTCGTATTTGATTGATATTTTAGCGTACAATACATACTATTCTGCCTTCACAGCAAATATGCTGATCAATGAGGCATTTATTCAGACTGCTACCACTAGAGGTACGATTGCAAAGTTAGCAAAACTGCTAAATTACACACCACAGTCGATTACAAGCGCAAGAACTTGCGTAAAACTAGAATTACAGACAAATTTGTGCAATGGAGAGTGGCCAAGAACCGCAACATTGACAAAAGGTGCGGTATTAGCGGGTAATGGATTCGTATTTCACACTCTAAACGACATAACTGTTCCAACCAGTACCACAGGATTGGCGGTTTGGGACAAGTTAGTGCTTTATGAAGGCGCAGCACTAGAATATGAGTACATTGTTGATACTTTTGAGCGTCAACGCTACTTTGTTCCTAATGAAGATGCGGATATTTCTACATTGAGAGTATCAGTTCGTCCTAACGAACAAGCAACACAGATTGATACTTACAATCGGGTTGATAAAATTACGGATTTGGATTCAACATCACGTATTTACTATCTCAATGAATCCGATGATATGCGGTATGAGGTATTTTTTGGTGATGGTGTTACGGGTAGATCCTTGGGTGATGGCGAAGTTGTCACACTAGAGTATCTTGTCAGTAATGGAGAAGAAGCAAATGACATCCAAGAATTTACGTTTGTTGGTGAAGTAGAAGATACTTGCCCCGAAGTCTATGGTGGTAATCAAATTCAGGTTACTGTCAAGGAGTCTTCTCAAGATGGATCTCCAAGAGAAACCGTAGAATCTATCAAATACAATGCTCCTAGATCATATGCAGCACAAAACCGCGCTGTTACTACAAAAGACTATGAGACTATTGTCAAAAAGGTATATGGCAACACAGATTCTGCGGTAGCGTACGGTGGAGATAAACTAGATCCCCCAGTTTACGGTAAAGTCTATATTGCACTAAAAACAAAGACGGGAACTAGACTAAACAATGCGACAAAACTGACCATTGCTAAATCCTTGCAACCATATTCAATGGCTGCTATTGAGGCAGCGATTGTAGATCCAGATGAGTTGTATGTTGCGACTAAGATCTTCACTACATACGATCCCAATAAAACTGCTCTGGTTGCATCTGAGATTAGCGCAAAGGTTGATGATGGTCTTGCAGAATTTGCCGATCAAACGGGTCTAAACAATTTTGGCGGATCTTTCAACCAATCTGCTCTTGTTAGAGCGGTATCTTTGGCAGATCCTTCTATCCAAGGCGTTAGTGTACAGACTACCTTAGTAAAATATATCTACCCTGTAACAAATCTCACTAACCAAGAGAAAGTTGAGATGGGTGTTCCACTATTTGATTCTGCTCCTACTACAAGTAGTGTGGTAAATCCCGATAATCAGACTGGATATAGTGCAGATCGTTGTAACAAGGAATCTGTTGTACGGGGTGGTCCGTTCTATCCTTCAGATCGTCCTGGAGTTGCATCATACTTCCAAGATGATGGTTTCGGCAATATATACTCATACTATAATGATGGTAACACTAAAGTAGTCACAAATGGCAATTTTGGTACAGTCAACTACGATACAGGTAAAATTACTGTTGGACCTGTAGCAATTATTGGCGATGGTCGTTATCCTCCTATACAGTTAGGTACTGGAGACGCTGCTAGTAACCCAAACAACACGGTTACTCTTGGTGGTACAGGAGGTGCAACCGAGGGCACTGATGGTGTCGATGGTTTAGGTAATAATGGTAATGCTGGCAGTGGTGGAAATCAGGGTCAGAATGCAGGAACTTATGAATTCACTGATCAGTCATTACAAATTCCTGTTGTAGCAATTCCTGCTAATGGATTCTCTATCAATCCTACAACTCCAGGAACTATCGTTACTTTCCCACAACCTGCAGTAACAGTATCAATTATTGGTACTCCATTGCCTCCTGGTGTACCACTAAATAGTTTCGATCCTAGTGATTACGACTTCACTCCTGTTGTTGTAAACCCAGTTCCTATCCTTGATGGACCTGCTGTTGTAACTACAGACGGATGCTTCTCATAGACCCACAATATTGAAGACGGATGAATATAGAGCTCAATAAGGTATCGCGTGCTATCAAACAGCAGGTCCCTGAGTTTATAGACAGGGATCATGGACAGTTTGTTCAGTTTCTTGAATATTACTATAAATCTCAGGAAAAGACTGGACTGAGTTATAATATTCTCAACAATATTACCAACTATTTGGATATTGATGAGTATGATCTCCGCACGCTCAGTGGTGGTGCGTATCTTCTCGAAGATGTATCTGCAACAGATAAAACCATCGTTGTAGAAGATGTAAACGGATTTGTTGAAGAGAATGGAACTATTCTCATCAATGATGAAATTATTTTCTATGAGAAAGCGGTAAAGTCTCCTAACGTTGCTATTACTGATGGTCTTAGCTACGACACATTCCAAAATAAGTGGGTTGAACTTGTAAATCTGTTCTTCACTTATGATTCGAGTACCGTAAGGTTCCCACTGCGTACTGGACAGCAACCTATTAGTCCTCCCAGTGCCAATCATCTGATTGTAACGACATATGGTCGTGTTCTGATCCCAGAAGTGGATTATCAGATTGATGGTACTGATATTGTCTTTACTCAAGCACCAAGAACTGCTACACCAGCAGATGGTATTAGCAATACATCAATTTTCTATCTAAAAGGTTTTTCACAAAACAATATTATCTCAATTGACAGCATTCAAAACGATTTTGATGGCATCAAGAGAGAATTCCAGTTATCTGTAACCAATAGTGCGGTTACTAGTGCCTACAAACCCATTCTTACCGAATATACGATTGTAGTACAAGAAGATGTACTTTTAGTCCCTAATCAAGACTATAGTATTTTTGAATCCACTATTATTTTCAAAAATGCTCCTCCAGAATTTGATACTTGCTTCATTGCATCTTTAGAAGCACCAATTCCATCTTTTGGTAGTGGAGCATCCGCAATTACTGAAGTTACTGATGGAAGTATCAGTCGCATTCTTGTCAAAGATCCTGGAACTGGTTATAAAATTACAAATCCACCATCAATCAAAATTGGTGGCGGTGGCGGTCTCAGTGCTACTGCAATTGCAGAAGTTAGTGGTATTAGTACCATGCGCTTGCTATCTGGTGGTAGGGGATATTCAGAAACCAATCCACCAACGGTAGTTGTCGAAGATCCAGGCAATCATGGCAGCACAGCACGGATCAAAGCGACTGTAGAGGATGGACAAGTCACTAGACTCGATCTTGATAGTTCTGGTTCAAACTATACAACTACACCTAGAGTATCTTTTGTAGATCCAGGTGGTGCAACCATTAGTGCTTGTACTGTAAGCAATGGAGAGATCGATACTAACAGTGTAACTATCTTGACTGTTGGTCAGGGATACTCTGTTGCTCCTACCATCTATGTTGATCCTCCTACGGGTCCAGATGGCATTCAGGCGCAGATTACAGCGACAATCGATGCTGAAGGTAAAGTTGATACCGTAACAGTAAATAACCCAGGTAGAGGATATCTACTAACCCCTAGAATTGGAATCATTGATCCAACTCAAGCACAAATCCTAGAAGTTAGAGTTGATAACTTAGGTCGTGTTATCGGTGTTGATATTCTTAGTGGTGGTGTAGGTTTTGAGGATGTTCCTTCAATCTATATCGTAGATAACCGTTTTGATAGTGCAGGAAATCAAATTGGTGGTGCAGGTGCTACTGCAACGGCATCTATCTTCAATGGTAGAATCACTGACATCAATATTACCAATTTTGGTTCTGGATACGATGAAAACAATCCACCAACCGTATACATCCAGCGTCCACCTGAAGCACAAGCATCTGTAGAGATTGCATTCAGTGGTATTACTGGATTCAATATTATTGAACCTGGTAGAAACTATACCAAGTCACAATTTACTGGTTGTGCTCGTGGTTGTGCTGGTCCAATTGGTTTTGACAGTCTCGGCAACCTAAAATTTAGTCAAGGCACCAGTGCTGCAGTTCATACTATCGACACTGGATCCAAAGCGGATTGTTTGGATGGTCTCTTCCTCAAGAAGATGCTAACCAAGTTTGTGGATCAGTTTATGCCTGATCTGCCATATCTTGATTATGAAACTATTGATGTCAATAATGTTATCAAAAACATTAGAGATTTTTATATCACTAAGGGTACATCTAAAGCAGTAGCATATCTGTTCAAGATCCTTTACGGTGAGCAAGTTGATGTTCAGTATCCTAGAGATCAAATCATCAAACCATCTGCTGCTACTTGGGCAGTGGATACTATTATTCGTGCAATCATCCTCGATGGCAACCCAGAGGACCTCAGGGATGGTCTAATTGTCCAAGAGGCAGATCTTGTCGATACTAACGTTACGAACGCTCAGGCGCTCGTAGAGAACTATCTGACAATTCAAACATCACAGTTTGTTATCTACGAACTTATTCTTGCCGAAGAAACTATCTCTGGTAAGTTCTCTATTCCATACAAGACACTTCTGGTAGAAGGCATCAGTGAAACTGACGGTATTATCACCGTAGACTCTACAGTTGGTTGGCCAGAAAGAAACGGCGAAATTATCGTTGGTAATGAACTTATTCGCTACAAAGAGAAATCTCTCAACCAGTTCATTGAATGTACCCGTTCAATCAACGGTGTTGTCGAAGATTGGGATGCTGGCACACAAGTCAAGTCCAACTTCCAGATTTTTGCAAATAAGGGACAGTCAAATCAGGTACAACTTGAAATTCTAGGTATTGCAGAAGCAGGTTCTACTGTACTGACCGATACTGGTTCTTATTACCTTACTGGTGATAAACTCACCGTTTCTAAGTTAGGTGCAACGGGTCAGAAACCTCAGTTGGATTCTTGGGTCTATAATGTCAAAAAATTAGTTGGTATTACTAGTATTACTGGTGACACTAGAGTTGCTACTGCATATTCTGATGTAGATCATGGTTTGCTGGTTGGCGACAATGTTACCATCTACGGTGCAAACCCAGTTGTGTATAACGGTCAATTTACTGTTATTGCAATCAACAAAGATAACAAGAAAGAATTCCAGTATGAAACCACAACTGATACTGGCAATATTATTCCCCAG